CAAAGTCTCACAACATTGCCAGAAAGCTAATATATCACAGTTTTCGGCCATATCAATTCAATGTAATCCATTCCCGAAAGGTTTATTCAGATATTGAGGGTTCAACTTTTGCGATTCTAAACAACCTAATTCAAAAGCATTTCAAGAATGATTTTATTGTCAGAAAAAACCATTTTGAGATAATCAATAAACATACTGGAAATTGGTTTAGAGGTCTTGGAATGGATAAGGCTGAAAAAGGAAAAGGAGTTGAAGGTGCCAATATCGCATGGCTAAACGAAGCGAATCAATATACCAGGGAGGACATGGATTATATTGATACAACCCTTAGAGGCGAATCGGGCGTTAAGATCAGTTTGATAATGGACTGGAATCCAGAATCAATTAATCACTGGCTCAAAAAAGAAGTTGATGAAAACAAAAACCAACCCGATTGCTTATTCCACAAATCAACTTTTTGGGATAATTATACAATTGACAGGGACGCTTTACATGAAAGACTTTTAAGGATAAAAACGCATGGCATTGAAGGCGAAAGAAGGTATAAGGTTTGGGCTCTTGGAGATTGGGGTATTGAAGGCATTGATAGAACTTTTGCTTATGCCTTTGATGAAAGCAAGCACGTTTACAAAGGTTCTATTCCAGTTTCCAAAGATCATGACTTGGTTTTATCATTTGACTTTAACGTAACCAATACCTGCGGTGTTTACCAGTTTTCAAAGAATGCACCTGGTCAATTGTATTATGGAACGGTCAATAAAATTAAAACCTATCGAATTGGCGATTTAAAGGTGCTTTGCGAAACAATCAAAGCAGAATACCCAAAAGCCAATTTCATCGTTACTGGCGATGCTTCAGGGCAAAACAGGAGTGCTTTTACCTCAGATAACATTTCAGCTTATACACAAATCAAAGCCCAATTAAAACTTACTGATTTTCAGTTAAGGGTTCCAAGTGCAAACCCTTCTCACATTCAATCTAAAATAGTTACTAATCTGGTTTTGCAGCATTGTAAAATAAATATATCGGATCAAAACGACCTGACAATTGAGGATTTAAAACAGGCTCAAGTCGATGGAAACGGTTCTTTGGATCCTTGGAAAACAAAGAATCCAAACCTATCCCACAGTCTGGATGAAACAAGATATTTTTTTAATACTTTTTTTGGCGAAATTGCGGCCTTTGTAGAATTGTAAAATTATGAGTTGTAATAATTGCGGATCCTGTTTTCAAATATGCCAACCTTTTCAGGCTTGCTTTAGTGAAATGATTGTAAGCATTCCGGTAGCATTGACCGAAACTGATTATATCATTTCAATTGCCAACGGTCAGGGAGTTGCATTTAAACAGGCCGTTGAAGTTGTTGGTAATTTAGCAATAGTTGATCTTGACCTATTTCCAGATGGCTTCTTTTCACCTTATGGTGGGCCTTATACCTTGCAATTTTTTGATGTTATAACAGGCGAGTTACTTAATTTTGTTGCAACCAACGGAAATGGTTATACTTGCATCGAATTTGAATTTCAGAATGGTTCTGAGGTTGATTCTATAACAATAAGCGCATAGTGAAATTCATAATTGGATCATCTATAAAAGTCAGGCGTTCATCAGGTACTATTTGCTCGGGAATAATTAAAAAGATTGAGGGCGAATTTTTAACGATCAATGGAAAATGTGGAAGGTATAAAGTTCATCAATCACAGGTAATTACGAAATAATGAGAAAGAAAAAGCTATTAAAAGCGATTTTAATTGAGTTAAAACAAATTAATTTTATTTTAAAAGGCGATAATCCTGATAAAACAGAAAGTCTTAAATCTGTTAGGATTGCTTATAAACAGAGGCAAGAAGGACCAATTGATGAAAACGCCAAATCAGAACCATTGCCAACAAATAATTTTATGGCCAATATTTCAAAAGCAATTGAGTATTTAAATGAAAATGAACCTAAAATGAATATGCCTCAAGTTGGAGAACTGGAGGCTCTTTCAAGAATTGAGAAATAATGGCTTGCAATTGCGGATCAAAAAAGAAACCAAAACCAGTTGTAAAAAAACCAGTTAGGAAATGAGTTTAGCAAATGAATTGCGAATCGGAAATTGGGTTGAAATCCTTGGAGATAGCAAGCGATTAGATTTTTTCACAACTATTCAACCAAGTAGCTTTTCAGTCAATATTGATAAGACCTATGGGCCTATTCCTTTGGATGAGGATTGGCTACAAAAGTTTGGGTTTAAAAAAGTTTCGTATTGGAAATTAGACAATATAATCATTGAGCAAACAGGAAATGAATTTGCCCTACACATTCCAGATAATGACGCTGGATATGAATATAGCGAACGGTTTAAGCACGTTCACCAGCTTCAGAATCTTTATTTTGCAATAGAACAAAAAGAACTTCAGTTAACAAATGAAACAAAAGCACATATTCATTCTTGAAAATGGTAATGAAATAACCATTTGGTCAGGTTATAGTCCAGATCAAACCTTTGCCATAGTTCAAGATAGAAAACACTTTAAAAACGCACAGGAATTGATTGAAGACGCTTATACGAAAGGCTGGATATTAATTGAAGGAAAATGACAAACCTAATCCTTGAAGCAATATCAACGGCTTTATTTGCTCAGTTCTTTTGCTATGCCATTATTTGGGTTCCATACCTTGAATGGTATTCCAATCTTATCAACAAACTACCTGACTACCTTTCTGACCCTTTAGGCAATTGCCCTTACTGCATTGCGCCTTGGTTATTTTTAATCTTACATTATGTTCCAATTCCTCAAGAAATCAAAGAAGTCTGTTTCGCCTTTGGCTGGATCTACTTCGCCAATGCCTGTTTCAACAGATTCATCGACAACGACTAAGCCAGTCTACAAAGGCAACTGCGATTCTAAACATTGGGCCTCCATTCAGTTTGCCTTCAAATCAGGCGATAGGAACTTCTTTTGTTGGAATCAGGATATAATGGTCGCATGGGAACGAATGGAAGCTGCTAAGTCAATCTATCGGGAATTGGAATACCATATCAACCCGGGAGTATTATCACTTCATTTTGAAACGGTTGAAACCTTGCTTAAAAACCCAAAGGTTAAAAACGAGGACAAACTTTTCAAGATTGCTGAAATCAATTCCAGGATGAAGGAATTACAAGGGCTTTCAATTGACATTGATACGCAAATAAGACTTGCTACTGTTAAGTTCTTTGATGAATATGAGGATCCTTTTAAATTCGATTATAAATATAATGTTGAAAAGGTAAAGTTTTGGGCTTCAAATTCCGATGTACCAACTTTTTTTTTGAATCTGCCACAAAATCAATATCTAACATCCTCAACAGAATTACAAGAGAATTTGATGAATTCTTTGAAGGCAATAAGCGTGCTGAACATAAAAAACATGGAGTATCATTCTACCTTGATGAACTCGGAAAATATAAGTCAGGATTTACAGAAAGAATTAGATTTGCACAAGGAATTGGAACAGACTTTGAAAGCTTGGTCAGATGTTCCTATTACGAATACTATCTAAAATACTCCTTTTGGATAGCGGCACTCAAAAAGAAGAATAAAAATGCAAATTGAGCACTCTATCACAAAATAACATTGTAGTCAATTATGTACTCAATGATGACCAGGTAAACAAAGCCAAAACAGCTTACGATAAATTAACTGACGCTGAAAAGAAAGCGGTTGATGAAACCAGAAAGCTAAACGATCAATTAAAAAAGACAGGTCAGGAAGGTTCAGAATCTGCCAAAAAGGTAGGCAATGAAATGAACAATATTACCAGTCTGGCAAAGTCAGGGGCTGGTTTGTTGGCTGGGTTCTTTGCGGTTTCTTCTTTGGTTGCTTTTAAAGATCGGTTAATTGAAACTACAATCAAATTTGAGGGCTATTCCAAAGCCATTCAATTTGGGTCTGGTTCTGCTGAAAACTTTGCAAAGAATCAACAATTCCTAAACGATCTTATTCAAAAATATGGTCTTGGACTTGCATCTACAACTGAAGCCTATAAATCCTTTTTCAATGCTTCCACATTGGCAGGTCAAAGTCAAGCCGAAACCAATAGACAATTTGAAGCCGTTACAAAGGCAGGAACGGTTTTAAAATTAACTACCGACCAAATGCAAGGTGCTTTTTTAGCATTGGGGCAAATGATGTCTAAAGGTACAGTTCAAGCTGAAGAATTAAGAGGCCAATTAGGCGAAAGGATTCCCGGGGCATTTTCCATAATGGCCAAAGCATTGGGAGTAAATGAAAGGCAATTGAATAAGATGCTTGAACAAGGTCAGGTTCTTTCAAAAGATGCTTTGCCAAAGTTTGCAGCTGAATTGGAAAAGACCTTTGGAAAAGATGCTGAAAAGAATTTGAATGGTATGGTTAATAGCCAAAACCGATTCAATAATTCAATAGATCAACTTGTTTTATCAATCGGAACGAAGCTACAGCCGTTTTTACAAGGTGCTTACGATTTAGCGGCTGGCATTGCCACTCAATTGGCTGGAATTGGTCAGGCTGCAAAAAAAGAAACAACTGAAAACATAGCACTTAAAAAAGCTGAATCCGATATTGCCAAAAAGATTTTAGACGTATCTATTCAGCAAGGAGTTCAAATTGACAGGCGAAGGGCCGCAAGTGAATTGCTTATAGAAATTGACGCAAAAATATTTAATCAATTAAGTAAAAATGCAGATTTCAGGATTGCAAAAGATGAATTAGGATTAAAAAAAGGCTTGGAAAAACTTGCCATACTTGAAAAAGAGGAAACTATTTTAACTCAAATTGCAGGCGTAGAGGTTCAAAATGCAAAGGCAAAAGAGCCATTGACCGATGCTGAACTAAAAGCACTCAAAGAAAAATATGAACTTCAATTAAAATCTTTGGAATTGGCCCGAAAGGATAGGGAGCTGTCGGGTGCTTTGGCAAATAATCCAAATGCAAAGTTAGCAGCTGAAAAATCATTTTTGGATGCAAAAGCCAGATTACAAGAACAATACGCTGGTAAGGGTTTAAAAATCCAACAACTTGAAATTGATAATACCAAAAAAGAGGCTCAAATTGCTGACAATGAACTAAACGAACAGTTTAAAATTCAGCAAATGGAACATTACAAAATTGCCGAAACCACAGAAAAAGACATTGAAAAAGCCCGAAAAGCGTCAATGGATAAAACTGTTAGCGATAATGAAGAAGCGGCAAAGAAAATAAATGCCAATGCTGAAAAATTAGCTGATGAGGAATTTAAAAGGATAAAGAAAGCAGAAGAAGAAAAGGCTGCAATAATTCAAGCATCTTACGATCTAGCAGTAACCACAACAAACGGCTTATTCAATCTTCAATCGCAATATGCTGCAAACGAAATGGAGAGGAAGCAAAAGCAATTTGATCAAGAAATTAAACTGGCAGATGGTAACCAACAAAAAATAGATGAAATTAATCAAAAAAGAACTGCGGCTGAAAAGGAATATAGGGAAA